CGTACATGGGCCGGTACGAACAGCTTAAAAAATTCCCTTCTGAGTTTCACAACGCCGATGATCCGGTGAAGTACTTAGAGGGCATCAAATCCTTTGTGGCAGAGGCGAGAACGCATCTTCCGCAGGATACGGCGCTGCAAAATCTCATTGACGAGATTGCAGACTTGATCAATTCCACCGTTTTCAAACTCAAATACTTGGAGTAATTATGAAAAAAGAAATCATGACCAACGAGCCTAAAGGCTACGGCACTAAGGCCCAGATGAAGGGCAACTCTGCTAGTTCTGACAGCACCGGCGAGAAGCGCGAAAAAATGATTGGCGGCATGGTTGCTGATGCAAAAATGAATAAAGCTATGCCTAGCGAATTTTCTGGTGGACGTTCTGAAGGCAATTGCTACGTCCACGGACGTATGTCCAACCAATAAAAGCGATGCCCCACTGGTCATAACCCAGCAGGGCATCTAGCCATCTAATTAAACAAGGTAACTAAATGGTTGAATCGAATTTTAAATGCGGAAACTGTCAATATTTCCAAAGCCGCCAAATTATGGGCGTTTGTCGCTTGTATCCTGAGCAACAGAACAAGCACGAATCTGATTGGTGCGGTCAGCACAAGGAAAAGCAAGTAGAGATGGTCAAATTGCCGGTGTACGACATTACGACTGACAAAACAACAGAAGTAGTGATGGCCCGTCCAAAACGCAAATACACAAGGAAATCAGATGTTTCGCCCGCTGCATGACCGTGTTGTAGTGCGTCCAAAGGTTCGCCAGCTATCGGATATCATCATTGTGAACAACAAAGAACCCTTTAACGAGGGAACGGTTGTAGCAGTTGGGCCAAATGTATTTGAGACCCAAGTAGGCGATTTCATTAAATACGGCAATGGGGACTACCTTAACTGGCCTACCCAACGCCTGGACGGTCAGGATTATCAGATAATCCAAGAGGCCGATATTTGTGCGGTAGTAGATTTTTAAGGAACTTATCATGAGCAATTCAGTCGCAATCGGTGTCGCATACAGTGACCCAGAATTCACAACTTGTTATGCAAGTTCAGAAATTGGCTACTCAGCCGCTGCACAAGGCGCTGTGACACAGCTAACAGACAAAGCCACAGGGGTAACTCTGAACAAGTCTGCTGGTCGCATCACAATGAACAACGCAGCTTTGGCTGGCGCTGCTGCCGTTTCGTTTATTTTGACCAATAGCACGATCTCTATTAACGACACAATCATTGTGTGTATTTCCAGTAACACCACTGGTACTACGGCTGGTGCGTACACCACTTACGTTTCGTATTTGGCTGCTGGCTCTGCCCTGATCACTTTGCGGAATTTGACTGCTGCTACCTCATATTCTGAGGCAGTAATCATCAATTTTGCAATCATTCACGGCGCATCTTAAAATGCCTTTGATTAAGTCAATGCTCCCCAAGGCAATGAGTAAAAACATTGCCAAGGAGATCGCTGCCGGTAAGCCCCAAAAGCAAGCCGTGGCAATCGGATACGCCGTAAAGCGCGAAGCTGAGAAAAAAGCCAAAGCGAAAAAGTGAAGCACGACAAGCCAATACCGCACAAAACCGTGGGGAAGGGTAAGACCTACAACCCCACGGATAAAGGCGCTGGAATGACTGCCAAAGGCCGTGCAGAGTACAACGCTAAGAACAATGCGAACCTAAAGCCGCCTGCGCCAAATCCTAAGACGAAGGCAGACGAGGGACGCAAGGCAAGTTTTTGCGCCCGAATGGAAGGCGTAGTAAAGAACGCCAAAGGCCCAGCGGAACGAGCAAAGGCATCACTCAAGAATTGGAAATGTTGATGACCAAAGATTTGATTGGCAAGTACAACACAACAAAGCAATTTTTTGAGAATGGATATGCCATTCCTTTGTACGGCGTTCACACTCATTTGTGGATACATTTTGACAAAGAAATAGTTTTGCCGCATGGCGCAGTAGAAATCAACAGGATTAACGACATTCCTTGCGCTTTGTGGAAATATGTTCTAGAAGCTGCAAAGGAAAAAGCATGAAACCAGGTCTATACGCCAATATTCACGCTAAACAAGAGCGCATTAAGCAAGAAAAGGCTGCGGGCGAAAAAGTAGAGCGTATGCGTAAGCCTGGCGCTAAAGGTGCGCCTACGGCTGCGGCATTCAAAGAATCTGCCAAAACTGCAAAGAAGAAGTAAAAATTGTGAACCCACTATCAGCTTTAATTCCAGCTGGTTCACAGCCAAGTAATCCAGCTGAAGCCAAATATTTTGAGCGAATAAAAAAAGATTACGCTGGGTTAGTGAAAGAATATTCCAAATTGGAAGATTCAAAAGGCGGCAAAGTTATAAACACGGATGTTGCCCGAGAACTTTCGCCAGAATACCGAGCAGATCGCACCAGAAGTGCAGACATTCATGAACCATCTAGCCAGCTGGCAAAGATGATGTATGCCCAAAAATTGGCTGAACCAACGCCTCAAGGAATGCAAAAACGAGTGTTGTTCTCAGCTGGTGGCACAGGAGCAGGTAAAACGACAGCATTAGAACAAGTGGCTAAAAGTTCACCGATGGTGGCAAAAGCCAAAATAATTTACGACACCAACATGAATTCGTTGGAATCGGCTCAAAAGAAAATCCAACAAGCATTGGATGCCGGTCACCAGGTTGGTGTGGCTTATGTTCACCGTGATCCAGTAGAAGCATTGGTAAAAGGCGCTTTAAGTAGAGCCACAAGGATGGAACAAGAAAGTGGAACAGGCAGAACCGTTCCGTTAACAGAGCATCTAAAGACCCATGTTGGCGCTCGAAAAGTCATTGAGCAATTGATGAATATGTACAAAGACAACAAAGATGTTGGCTTTCAAGTGATTGACAACTCAAAGGGGAAAGGCAATGCCGCGCCATCTTCTATTGACAAAATCCCAAAATACGACGAAAATGAACTGAAAGGAAAACTTCAAGATGCCTTACAACGCGAGTACACCGCCGGTCGTATCTCCCCAGCCATCTACGCCGGTACAAATTCCTAGCTATCAGGAATTCAAAGATTCCCGACAATTTCAGTCGGATATGAAAAGCCTTGGTCAAGAAATGGCTGATGCGCTTAACAAAGCCGTAAAAAGCCAAAATGACTGAAACAGTCGAGAAACGCCCTGTAGGTCGCCCATCTCTCTACAAACAGGAATACTGTGAGCGTGTAGTGGAGTTGGGAACTATTGGCAAGTCTATTGAACAGATAGCAGCCGATATAGGGGTTTCTACTAGGGTCTTATTCGATTGGCGAGATAAGCACGAGGAATTTCTGCACGCCTTGGAATATGCAAAAGAATTAGAACAGACATGGTGGGAAGACCAAGCGCAGGCTTACATGGTTGAGAACCACCAAGGGCCAAAGCTAAACGCATCATTGTGGTCGCGTTCAATGGCGGCACGGTTTCCTAAAAAATATCGGGAAAGCGTCAAACAAGAAATTACAGGTGCAGATGGCACTCCACTCATAAGCGGCATTCAAGTCACATTCGTCAAGCCCAATGAGTGATGTGCAGGCCGCAATAGCCAATGCGGAATTCCCGTCTAAGCTAGAAGGCTTGTTTAAGAAAAGCCGGTACAAGGTACTTTACGGTGGCAGGGGCGGGGCTAAGTCTTGGGGAATAGCTAGAGCATTGCTGATTCTTGGGGCAAAAAGCCCAATGCGTATCCTTTGCGCTCGGGAATTCATGACCTCAATGCGGGATTCCGTCCACAAGCTGCTGTGCGACCAGATCGAATCCCTTGGCTTGTTAGGCTTCTATGAGATCACCCAGGCCAGCATTCGGGGTAAAAATGGGACTGAGTTCGCCTTTGCCGGCCTAAAGAACAACATTGCAAACATCAAATCCTACGAAGGCGTGGATATTTGCTGGGTGGAAGAAGCCCAAACGGTAAGCCGGTTGTCTTGGAATGTCCTGATTCCTACCATTCGTAAGCAAGCCTCGGAGATATGGGTTTCGTTCAATCCTGAGTTAGAGACGGATGAGACTTATCAGCGGTTTGTGCTAAAGCCGCCCGAGGATTGCATCCAAATTAAGATCAATTGGTCGGACAACCCTTGGTTTCCTGAGACGCTGCGCTTAGAGAAAGATGCGCTCAAGACCCGCGACGAGGAGGCTTATAACC